CCCCGGCCTGGCGGAGAAGATAGCCGAAGCGTTGGGTTGCACGGCCAACGAGGTCATGGGGTTTGATATGAACGGCGGGCCACCGCCGCGCGAGGCCGGAGAAAATCAGATACCCTTATATGGGAACGCGGCGGCTGGCATAGGCGCCGACGTCACCGACGTCAGCAGCCCGGTTGAATACATCGACCGCCACCCGGCGATGATGAGCAGCGCGGCGGGCTACGCCGTGTTCGTAATTGGCAGCAGCATGGAGCCGCGCTTCCGCGAGGGTGAGATTGTCTACTGCCGACCTGGAAAGCCACCGCGCAAGGGCGACGATGTCGTTGTCCAGCTTGAGGACAACACGGGCCGCACGGCGATCGTGAAAGAGTATGTGTCGGCGGATGACACTGTCATCACGTTACGACAGTACAATCCCGAAAAAACGATTACGATTCCCCGTGATCAGCTGATTTCCGTCCATACGGTGTGTGGAACGACAATAGTGTAATTTTTTGTAGACAAAACGCAATAATCTAGATTACGGTTCCCTCTAGTTTTTTTGGAGAGGGAAAAATGCTTCGATTTATTACTGAACTTGTCGTCCTGTCAGCCCTGCTGGCAACCGTCTATCTCACATTGATAATGACTTGCGCTTCGATTGATCGGTGCTTCGTATGAGCGCCGTTCTGTTGAGCAAAAAGGATGCCTGTCTGCGCTTGTTTGGTGCGGCGAGCAGCTATCGCTATCGCCAGCTTGAAGACCTGGCCGCTGCCGGCGAGATCAAAATGGTTGGCGACCGCTGGGTGCCGTTTTCCGAGATCCGCCGCCTCGCAGGTGATCGCGATGAGTAATTGCGAGAAGTGCCACGGCGATCATTTCCACCGCACCAGCAACGGCATGATCGTGCAGTGTGAGTGCATCAGCGATGCCGCCTATGACGCGGTCAATCGTCCTTCCTACTACAACAAGGGCGGCGTCGAGTGCATCGACGCCGTTACCGCCGCCATCTCAAATCTCAAGGGCGTTGAGGCGCACATGACCGCCAGTGCGCTGCAATACCTGTGGCGGTGGAAAGAGAAAAACGGCGCAGAGGATCTGCGCAAGGCAAGGTGGTTTCTTGACAAGCTGATTGAGGAGACGCGCGATGGCAAATGATTTGAATGACGCTTGGCGGTTCCGCCACTCCAAAATGATTGCCGCCCCGGCTGAAAAATCGGAGCGGCTGAAGGTCAAACAAATTGATTTCGGTGGGCAGTTTGAAGATGACCCCCGCGCGGTGCGCGAGGGCGGCAAGCTGAGTCTAGTGACCCAGCGAAAGCTCCTCGCCCATGCTATCGCTGCGAGCAGCCGGCGATAAGGTTAGAGGCTTGGTTATCTCGACCGGGCCAACTAAATTAAACAGATCAGCGGCGCGGTCGGCGAAAGCCATCGCGTCGTTTTTTTTGTCAAACTCAAAGGCCAGAAAACCGTCATCGTTTTCAATAACCACGTCAAAAGAGTCGCTGTCTTCGATTACGCGGATTTTAACGCCCATTTTTTCTCTCCCTATTTAAACGCTTTGGACATCATCTCCGCCAGCGACTCATCGCGCCGGGGATCAGACAGCCAGTGCGCGTAAATCTTGCGCGTGAAGTCAATCGACGTATGCCCCAAGAACTGAGTGATATGCGCGTCGGTCGCTGACGTCTCAAAAAGTAAAACACTCGCGTAGTGATGGCGCAAGTCATGCCACCGAATGCGCGGAAGGCCGGCGTGGTCACACGCTAGGTGCAGACCACGATTACGCCAGTTGTTGCCATCCGCTAGGTTGCCTTCAGTCGTCGGAAAAACCAAGCCCTTGGTGCGCTGCTTCAGCGGCTGCGCGATCTTCCACTCTCGCAGATCAGCAACAAGCCGATCCGGCAGCGCGATCGATCGGATGCCGGCCCTCGTTTTGACGGTGCCGCTTTTCCCGTGCCGGGCCGAGTGCCTGACATGGTACGCCGAACCATCGAGATCGAGATTGTCCCATGTGGTCGCAATTTGCTCACCGACGCGAACGCCAGTTAAAGCCGCGAACTTGATCCGCAGCGCATACTCGCCCGCGTTGGCGATGATCAGCTTGATGTCTTCGCGGCTGATCCGTGGGGCGCCTTCCATTTTGATCTCTTTCTTCGGCAGATCTACCTCGCGGCACGGGTTGGTGCGCGCCCAATTGTTTTTCACGGCGTATTTCAGAAGCTGGCGCAGCGTGTTAAAGCGGTTGAGGCCGGTCGAGTGCGCTTGCCGAAAAATCACCGGAATGATCTCAGCTTCGATGTACGCGGTGGTGACGTCCATGATCTTGCGCTTGCGCAAGCCAGGCACTTGATCAAACATGAATCGCAGATTCGCTTGATGGCGATGCAGCTTTTCGTCTGATGCGTCCTGTCGGCTGCGGATATATTTTTTAAAACTTGTCGCCACATCTTGCGTGATCGGGTTGGTCGTGCGGGCGATGTATTCGTTGTTCTGCTTATCCGCGAACGCTTGATCACGCACATCTTGAGCCTGTTCCAGCGTGTCAAAAATCTCGCGGCCACCGCCGATCTGTCGCAGGTCAAGAACGTAGTCGCCGCCCTTTTTGGTGATGTTGTCTAATTTCTTTTTCATGCTCTCTCTCCTGTCGGTTGCCGGGGCCGAAGCCCCGGCGGTTAATCAAACTTCTTCGAGTAAATTTCTTTTTGTGTCCGTGATGTAACGGCGGACGATTTTAATTTCTGCACCATCTAGGCCGCGAATAAATTTCTGGGTGTTGAGATATGCGCGGGCGGCATCGAGGTCAGTAAATTTTTTATATCCTGTGCCGCCAAACTCGGTATCTATGTGGGCCTGAAGTTTCATAATCGTCTCCTTGGTTGGTGCCGGGAGCCGAAGCCCCCGGCGGGTTGATTAAAGCAATGTGCGGATGTTGGAGGGGATGGACGGGTCGTTTTCTGAACAGGCACCGGAGCGAATGGCGGATGCGTACATAAACGCCTCGGCTTCTTCTGCCTCAAACGCCGCTGAGCCGTAAGTGGTGCGCCAAAAAACCCAACGCGCCTCGTCGATTGATCCGGCGTCCCGCACCTTATGAGCGACGGCTTCAGCAGCCCCTTCGCTTTCGAAGGCATGACAAAGAATAAAATTATTCCCGACGGAGGTGGAGGCGACGACTGAATAATGTCCGTTACCCTGAGTATCAACCACTCCTGCGTCTATGATCTGTGTGCGTTCCATGTCTCTCTCTCCTGATCTACGGATGCCCCATCCGTGGGTCACCCTTCGTCATTATATATAGTCACTATTTGTGACGTTACAAGGTCAAAAGGTAACTAAATGACCTACGGATTATATTCGGGGAAAAATTTTTGGCAGCAAAACGCAAAAAACCCCCCGATCTTGAGATCGAGGGGTTCTAAAAACACCGCTAAGTGTTTGATATTAAATGGTGCGCCCGGCAGGATTCGAACCTGCGACCTACGGATTAGAAGAGCGTGCAAGCCCCGTTTTAATCCCCATTAATATCAAAGGCTTAGCGTTTAAACCATTCGATCAAAAGACAAAGATTTTTCTACAGGGGATTTGTAAAACTGACAAGGGAATAATTTACAGGAATATTTTGGCAGCGCCGGTCCCTATTCCGTGGGTCACCGGCAGCGTCACGTTTCATCGATCGGCGGCACCACATGAACGTCGCGTGTCTTGAGGTCAATGTACGCCACACGAACCCCCAGCAATTTTTGCACAGCCGACAGAGGCCGATAAACGCGCGATGCTATCTTCCGGCCAGGGTTGACTCGCTTCGCGTCCTGCTTGCTGTCGAGCAGCAAGATCTGGCCGTCGTCGTTGTAGGCAACGCAATCGACCGGACCCTGTGCGGCGAGCGGTCGGCACACATAATATCCCTGGCGCAGCAGCCACTCGGTCAGGATCGTTTCGCAGATCTGACCTTGCTGCTGGCGGTAATCAGGCAATAGTTTCCAATCGCTGCGCGTGGCGTTCTGTGCGGTTCGTCGTCTGCCGGTATAAGTTACTGTCGCGAAGTTGTGCTGCCGCTTCCGGCCAATCTCTGTTTTCAATCGCGGCATGGTGCAGCTTGAAACGCTGATACCTGGGCAAACCCAATTGAAACGAAAGAGACGCAATGACGATGCGCGCCGGGTCCGGCAGGTCATCGAAATCAGGATGTAGCCATTTGGCATCTTTGAGCGCGATGCCGACATCTTGGTTATAAAGCTGCGTCACCCGCGCCTCGCTGATCTCGGTGCCGATGGGCCACCCGTATTCGCGGTCATCCTCAGTAATCAGATGCCCGATTCCGCATGTGGCGTTTGACATGTGATCTTCGTAAATTTCTGGCACGATGCCCTCATCCTGTTCCAGCACGAGGCGAAGGCTTTCTTCAAAGGTCATTTACTGACGCCCTTGGTACGCTCCCAAGATCTCAGCGAACCCAATCCAAGCATCCCCAAAAGTATGGGCATCATCTGGCTCATATCGAGCGCCGGGAGATCGACCAGGTGGCCGGTCTGCGCCAGTACGAACGACGCCATTGGCTGGAGCAGATACGTCCACGCCAGTGACGCCGCGCAGGTCCAGCCTGTGAGCGGTCGCCAGGATGATTGAAACCAATTGCCTTTAGCTTCTTCCTTATTGACGTCTATTTGCGCGAGATCGACCTTGGCGAGATGTGCTGTAAGCTGCGCCTTGATCGCGCGCTCCGCCTTCGCCCGCTCCTCCGCATCTTCCGGCAGGAACCGGCCGACGATGTCGGTGACTGCCGGCAGTACTGCGCTGACCAATCCAATCATTCTCCGACCTTTCGCTTTAGGTAATCCATCTCCGTGCGAAGCCGCTCGATTTCGCGTGATCGCCGCTCCATGGTCGGCGGGTCCAACATCCCCGAAATCACGCCTTGGCGCTGGACGAGAGTTTCGATTTGTGTCCCGAGCCGATCTAATCGGGTATCCAGATTTCGAAGCCGCGTTTCGAAGTCATTTGCCTGAGATTGCAAAATCTTAATTGACGCCTTTGCAACGGCGCTTGCAGCTATAATACTGGCGCCCATGCCTGCG